GCCATTCTTTTAGTGTTTTTTCTGTACCAGGACCGAATGCACCATCGGCAGTTATGCCTAATTTTGTTTGGAGTTGTTTTACTAACTCTCCTTGTGAACCGATTTTTAACATAGTTTTATAGTTTTTTTTATAAATACCTTTTTATGAATTTGAGTAAGTATTTATCTTAATAAAATTGTCAAAAATGTCAAAAAAGATTAGGTTTACTATTTACTTCTCTACTATAATGATGTTTGTGTTTATATTATTAAATGTATTATCATTTATTTCACCTAAAGAAGTATCAATTTATATCGGTGTTTTTGAAATCGTTTGTGTTGTTTTATTAACACCCCCATTTTTCCTTTTAACCCAAGAATATTCAAGGAAACTAAAATCTGTTGTTGGTACAACAAGATATTCTAACAAATTAAATGAAATTGTCATTCAACAATCTCATAATCCATTATTTTATCAGGGAAATGTTGTTGAAGCTGCAAAAGTATTAACCAAACAAATTACAAGAACTATTGATACAGACAGATGTTCACTTTGGTTATACAATGAAGACAAAACATCTATTATATGTAAACAACTATATGTCAAGGCTGAAGACAAATGGTATGATAACATTGAGTTATTCAGGAAGGATTTTGAACCATATTTTCAACATTTGGAGATTGACCCAATCATTATTGCTAACAATGCTGAAAAACACGAAGCAACATCTTGTTTTACTGAAACTTATTTAAAACCTCTAAAAATAAAATCTATGTTGGATGTACCAATTTTACATAGAGGTGAGGTAATTGGAGTTTTTTGTATTGAGGGACATAAAGTGAGAGATTGGGTTAGGTTGGAAGTGAACTTTGCAAGGTTAATTTCTTCGATATATTCGTTTGCATATTCTGTGAAAGAACTTAAAAAGCTTCAAGAGGATATGGAACAATTCGAAAACTTTGTTGACCAATCTGTTTTGGTCTCTAAAGCTGACAAGTATGGAAAGATAACTTATGTAAACAAGAAATTTGAAGAGGTGTCTGGTTACGATTTAAGTGAAGTATTGGGTAAAGACCACAATATTGTTAATTCAGGTCAACATACTAAAGAGTTTTGGGGTGAGATGTATGATAAAACAATTGCAAGAAAAGAAATATGGAATGACATTGTAACTAACAGAAATAAGAAGGGTGAATTGTATTATGTCGATTCATATATTAAAGCCGATTTTGATGAAAACAATAAATTGACAGGTTTTAGGTCATTACGATATGATGTGACTGAAATTGTAAAACAAAATATCGAGATTGAAACCAAAAACACTTATTTGGAACACGCAGCTAAGATATTAAGACACGATATGCACTCAGGTATCAACACATATATACCAAGGGGTATTAGTTCATTAGAACGAAGATTAACTAATGAACAAATGGAAGAATTGAAAATAATAGCCCCATTCAAAATGATTAAAGATGGGTTAATTCATACTCAAAAAGTATATAAGGGGGTTTATGAGTTTACCAATTTGGTTAAAAAAGACGCTTGTTTAAATGTTACAAGTTGTGATTTGAAACAAATATTAGAAAGTTATTTATCAACAACATCATACAAAAGTCAGGTTATTATACATCCACTAGTTGTTTTGGAAGTTAATGAAGCGTTATTTTGTACGGCTATTGACAATTTGATTCGTAATGGTTTGAAATATAATGACTCTAACTCAAAAATTGTTGAGATACAAATGGAAGAAAACTCATTTATAATACAAGATAATGGTAGAGGAATGACTCAAGAGGAGTTTTTACATTTGTCCAAACCATATACCAGAAAAGAGGGACAGAAAGAAAGTGGAACAGGGTTAGGATTAAATATATGTGTCGCAATATTGAAAGAACACGGATTTGAGGTAATTGCAGAAAAAAATGAAATTGGTACAAAAATGAAAATAAAATTAAAATGAAAAAAATATTTTTGATTTTTTGTATTTCATTGAGTGGGATTCTCTTCTCACAAAATATTAAACCCCAAAAATTTGATGGTTGGTGGGACCAAGGAGTTCCAGTAATGCCTGATGACCCATCAGTTATGAAAATGATTAATGAGTTGGGAGATTCGTTGAAGGATTGGGATTATGCTACAACCAGGTCAAAAGCAAAGATGTGTAGAGAAATAGGTTTAGCGTTTTATGATAGAGGATTATATGATGCTGCTGATTGGTATTTGACAAAAGCAAAAAATTATAGAGAAGAGGCTAAAGTTGAGAAAACTGAACCCAAGTTAACACAAGACGATAGAAAAGTTTTGGAGGAAGACAAAAGTATATTAGAAAATTTACCAAAGACATTTGAAAATCTGTCGAGAAAGGACTTAAAAAATATGGTAAAAGAAGTTGAGAATCAAATTAAACAACTTATAAGGGAAAGAGATTCATTGATTAAAGTTAACGCTCCACAATTATTAATTGATTCGAAAAATGGAACAATAAAAACACTTGAAAAAGAAAGAGATTTTATTGGATTGAACATTAAAAATGTGGATTTGGAAGATGAAAATTCAAAAATTAGAAAATATCTTCTATGGTGTGGAATTGGTATTACAATATTGATATTGGGTATTATAACATTGATACAACGAAAAACTATCAAAGTACAAGATAAAGAAATTGATGACCAACTCAAAGAGATTGCTAAAAAGAACACTTATTTAGAACATGCTGCGAGGTTAATAAGACACGATATGCACTCAGGTATCAATACATATATCCCCAAAGGTATCACGACATTAGAGAAAAGAATATCAACAGAGGACATCCAAAAACTAAAAATAGAATCCCCACTGAAAATGATAAGGGATGGGTTACAACACACACAAAAAGTTTATAAAAGTGTTTATGAGTTTACCAATTTAGTTAAACAAAATGTTGTGTTAGAAAAAGTTAATATTGACTTAAAAGAGTTGTTACAAGGATATTTATTGAGTACATCATATAGTTCACAAGTTGAAATTGAAAATTTGGGAGAATTGGAAGTTAATAAAACTTTATTTTGTAATGCTATTGATAATTTAATCAAGAATGGTTTGAAATACAATGATAGTGAAAACAAGAAAGTTAAAATTTATTTTCAAAATAACGACTTGATTGTGGAGGATAATGGTAAGGGATTTACTCAAAAACAATTAGACAAGATTGTTAACAACTATGACAAAAGAAAAAATAAAGACATTGATTCTGTGATTAATGGTTTGGGACTCAATATTTGTTTGACAATATTACAAGAGCACGGATTTTCTTTGACTTGTGAGAAAATTGACACTGGTACAAAAATGATAATAAACATAAATAAAAAAAATTAAAAAAAAATGATTGATTCTTTGATGTTAGTGGATGATGAAGACCTTTTTCACTTGGTTTTTGAGGATGCTTGTTCTTTATTGGACATAAGTTTGTCTTTAAAATCATTAAAAAGTTCCGATGAGGCTGCAAAGTTGTTTGAAAAATGGCACAAAGAAGGTGGTGATAAACCCGAATGTGTATTTGTGGATTTGAATATTATTGGTTCATCTTTCGATGGTATTGAATTAATAAGAAAAATTAATTTCGAGTTCGGTAATCATGTGGTTATTGGGATAATCTCTTCTTCAAACGAACCTGAGGAACAAGCTAAAGCAGTCCAAGCTGGTGCACAATTTTGGATTATTAAATCAGACGATATTGAACCAAGATTGGAAGCATTCAGAGATGATTACGAGGGATATAAAACAAGAACAAACTCTTTCAAGATTTATAAATAATGAAGTTTTGTCAGCAAACAAAAGATGATTTAATAGAATTACTCCAAAACAAAAAAGTTGGGTTGGAAGGTAATATCTTAAAACTTGTTGACACAGATAATGACCCCAACTTTGCCAAATATATTGAGGAGTGTAAAATAATTGATAGTGATAATCGAAAAAAACGATTGGAACTAACAAAAAACTTTCAAAAGAAGAATCAAGAATTAATCGAGTTAAACACTGAAAATCAAAGAATTATGGATGAACTCCAAGTATCTTTGAAAGAGGTAGAAGAAGCTAAAATGACCTTTGAGGTTCAAAATAGGGAGTTATTAGCTTGGCAAC